TGTTCACAGTTTGCGTGCCCAGGTAAAGCAAACTGTGAACAGCGCAGCGGAGGCGCAGTTGGCGGAGCTGAATCGGGAACTGATCAAGCTGTCCGCCAAGCATCAGGCCGCGAGCATGAAGCTGGCTGACGCCCGCGCCAAGTATGCCCGTATGACTGACCTTGAGCATCACATCGCCGGGAGTGCCACCCAGAAGCAGTTGTGGGTGGAGAACGCTGAAGCCATCGTGGCTTTGGAGAATGAGATTGCAGGTTACGCCAGCGAAACCCCCACGCTGCGCGAAAGGATTGCCGCGTTACAAGGTGCCAGCCGGGATGCTCATGCTGAGATTGCCCGCTTGAAGCAGCGCATTGCAGACCGTGAGAGGCAGTCGTTGAGGATTACTGAACTCAAGGCTCTCGTGGCCCCTGATAGCCAGCAGTCCAAGGAGATTGCCGACATCGAGAAGTTTCTCGCGGAAACCAAGCCGAAGATGGCTGATTACAGCGCGAGCGAGTCGGTGAAAATCAACGCTCGGCTAACAGACGCCAAGGTAGAGTTGTCGGAGTGCTGTGCGAACATCTCCAACCACACCAAGCTGACCGCAAGTCTTGAGAAAAAGATGCGCGACTTGGCGTCTGAGAAGTGCTGCCCGTTCTGCGCAGCCAGCGAGTCTGGATGGCAGGACCGTGTGAACACCGGACTGCAAGAGCAGTTGGAAAAGGCCAAGCGCGATAAGGCCAAGGAAAGCAAGCGGTATGACAAGCTGCACGCAGCCATTGCCACCGCTACTCAAGAGCTGAACTCCAGCATCGAAATGGATCGGGTAGCAGCAGAGCTAGCCAAGAAAGCTGACCAAGCTAGCACCGCGCTGAAGCTGCTCAAAGCTGACCAAGCGAACGCTAACAAAACCATTACCGAAGATGTTTCCGAAGATGTTGAGCGGTTGAAGGTCCGCCTTCAGGAGCTTTCTCCCGAAGCGATTGATGCACAGATTGCCAAAGAAGCTGCTGCCTTAGAGAATTCCAAGATGAAAGACGCTGGGGTGGACGCCAAGCGGTTCCAGTTAAGGGGGCTCCGCGAACGGCAAACGCAGCTAACCTCCGAGCAGGAGCTTCTCATGCGCCTCCGTGGCGAGTTCGACTCCCTGAAAGACATCACCATCGAAGCTGGTCGAGCCTTAGCTGAAGAGGTTCAGCGGTTGGAAGTTGAGATTGCCAACCTCCAAACGAAGCTCCAGCCGCTCACCTTAGAGGTCCGGCAGGCGAACGCTGCCAAAGGCGAAGTTGCCGCCAAGCTCAAAGCTGCCGAGGCTGCTGAACGGGTCGCCAAGGAATACGTCGTATGGCGCGAGGTGAAGAAGCTCGTGGATGAAATGCAGGTGGAAGCCGTGAAAGAATCCATGAAGCCGATTCTCCGCCAAGCCAACCTCATCGCTGGGTCCATCCTGCCATCCAAATTGGAATACCACGACGGAGCGATTGGCCGGTGGTCTGGCCGGAAGTTCATCGGCACACGGTCATTCAATCGGAGCGACCAGCAGATCGCCTTTGCGGCGGTGTCCGTGGCCTTGGCTTCCGCAAGTGGTTCGCCCTTGAAAATCCTCCTGATGGACGACCTGGACAACGTGGAAGAGAAGCGCCTGAAGCCGCTCTTCGAGGCAATCCGTGCGGCGATTGACGCCAAGCAAATCAGCCAGTGCATTGCCTGCGGGGTTCGCTCCAAAGAGTATGCTGGAATGGAAGGCGTGGAGGTGGTGGAGCTATGAGTGATACACCTAGAACGGATGCGGCATGGTATGCCTCAGAAAGTGGTGCAGGCTGCGAACCACTTCTTAAATGCTCGCTTCAACTCGAACGCGAACTCCGAGAGTCGGAGGCAAATGCGGCGGTGATGCGGGAGGCTTTAGGGCGGCAAATTCAAGGGTTGTCACCACTTGACTACCTTCACGTCCAGTTCCCAGCCACCATCGGACACATTCCGCTGAACGAGTTTTTTCACGCACAGGCGGACGCCCTCTCCGAATGGGAGGCGAGCAAGTGAACCTCTCCCCCGAACAATCCGCCGCAGTCCACGCCACCGAGAAGCACGTCGTCGTCGCCTCGGTAGCGGGCTCTGGAAAATCCCGCGTCATCGTGGAGCGCATCAAGTGGCTCATCTCGCAGGGAGTTCCCGCGCAGAAAATCTGCATGGTGACTTTCACCGTGGCTGGCGCGATGGAGATTCAGAAGCGGTTGCAAGAGCAGTGCGGGGCTTGCGACCAATACGGAAGGGTTCCGTCATGGGACGGTGATGGGAACGAAATTGGAGATCAACCCTGCGCGCATTGTGGTGGTTATAGAACGACAAGCATCAAGCTGGGCTTTTGCGGCACCCTCCACGGAATGCTGCTGAAAGCTATCCGCCTCGTGCCCCACCTCGTCGGCTACTCAACCAGTCCAGCCGTTCTCAGCGAAGAAGCAGCGGAGAAGCTGATGGAAGAATCTGCCAAAGAATCGCGTTGGAAGGGTTCGCTGGAAGAGCTTCGGAAGTGCGCTTCAAGGACCATCCGCAAGAAGTCCGCGCTCTCCAAGCTGGAGGTGGCAGCGGTCCACTATCAGCAGAAGCTCGTGGATGAGAACCTCGTGGATTTCGACAGCGTGCTCCGGCTGGGACTTGAGCTGGTGTATTCGGAAGGGTTTCCGTTTAGGTTTGAGCATTTGGTTTGCGACGAAATGCAAGATTCAGCAGCCATTGACTTCGAGATTTATGATGCGATGGCGGTTGAGAACACGTTCGCGGTTGGAGATCCGAACCAAAGAATCATGGGGTTTCGTGGTGCCTCTGATGGGTTCGAGAAGCTCTGCCAGAGCAAGGATGTCACCCTCTACAAACTTGAGGATTGTTATAGGTGCAGCTTAGAAGTTTGCTCCGCAGCGAACAACCTGACCAGCCACCTCCCCGCGAGCGTCGGCAAGAACATTTCCGTCATCGGCTCAAAAGTTCCGGTGGCTGTGTCATCTTTCAAGACCGCTCAGGAAGAGGTCGCCAGCATTGCCTTGAAGCTCTCAGTCTGGAACTCCAGCGGCCTAGTCCCCTTCAACGACTCCGCCGTGCTTCTCCGCACGAACCTGCTCGTGGATTTCTTTCGCAATGGCCTCCGCGCTGCCGGGATACCTGTCAAAGCGCACAAGTCAGGTGGAAAACCGAAAGGCTGGCCCCAAGCACAAGCCATCGTCGCGCTCTGCGGCAGCCCCGCCAATGACAGATTAGCTCTTGGATACATCTCGGCAGCCTTCTCCGGCTCCGACGCCGCTAAGGCCAAATCCAAGGCCGCTGCTCAGATGGGGTCCATCTACGAGGCGTGCCCTGAATTGTTCACCGACCTCGGCAACCCCTTCAAGATGATGACCCTAGCGAGGGTGCCCGAGGAAGCCATCGCCAAGGCTGAATCTTTGAGGGATGCCCTACCGGAAGGCTCCGACTGGTCGGACCTGGCGATGGCCATGCTCAAGGATGAGCCGGACAAGGAGGTTGGGGAGGGGGTTCACGTCGGGACAATCCATAGCTACAAGGGCCGCGAGGCTCTGGCGGTGTTCCTGCCAGCGTTCGAGCAGCAGGTGATTCCTGCGAGAAGGGAACTCGACGAAGAGACCAGACTCGCATACGTGGCCTTCACCCGCGCAAAGGTCTTCCTCGACATCTCCTACTGCGGCGAGCGAGCGAACTTCTACACGGGGAAGGTCGAGCAGTGTGAACCGAGTGAGTTTATTGGAAAGGCAGGACTGTGAAGAAGGAAACCGGCGTGATGATTGTGAAGGATGGGAAGGGTTGGGGTGTTCCCTACTCCGACGGCCACTCGACAGCCTCAGGGTGGGTTCAACTGGAAAATGCTACGATTTACGATCCTAGATTCTGCTTAAAACCTACGGATGTCACCTATCGCGGAAGCCATTACACCGAAGAGCTGAAGACGGGGAAGGTGGTTAATGTGGTGCGCGTAACAACCGTAACAATCCTACCATGAAAAATCGCATCAACGTATGGCGCAAAGCCATCACCAATGTCCCCCGCCAAAAGCTCCTCTCCTGCAAGGTGCTCGTCACGAGAGCCTCAACGGGCTGGCGCTGGAGGGTGATGCGGGACACCTCCCAACTGGATGCCGGAATGGAGCGCACCAAGGACGGTGCCATTGACGCAGGAGCCGCCGCCAAGAAGAGGGTGATGGGAATAACGCAGAAGCGGGAAGCGATAACGATATAGCTGGACAATGTAGAAAAAGACTTCTACATACATCTACATGAGTATGACTTTCACAAAACTGTTCTCCTCAATTACCGAGAGCACCATCTGGCGGGAACCCGCCAACGTGCGACTTGTTTGGATTACCATGCTGGCAATGGCCGACCGGCGAGGTCGCGTCTGGGCGAGCCTGCCGGGGTTGGCCGACCGGGCGCGGGTGCCAGACGAAGACTGCCGCGCTGCCATCAAGACGTTCCTCTCCCCCGACGCTGACAGCCGGACACGGGAGCATGAAGGCCGTCGGATTGAAGTCATTGATGGCGGCTGGAGGTTGCTGAACCACGAGAAATACCGGGCCATCCGCGACGAGGAAGCCATCAAGGACTCGAAGCGTAACTACATAAACAAGCGTCGTGCTGCCGAAAAGCAGTCAAATGTAGAAAATGTAGAACGCGGTAGAACGCCGTCGAACGATGTATCTCAGTGTAGAGCCAATGCAGAGTCAGAAGCAGATGCAGATGCAAAAGAAAAAGAAGTAGAGCCTCCGGCTCCTTTTGATTGCCACACCTGTTCAGCCGTTTTTGGAGATGATGAGCAAATGCCGGGAGAGCCGAAGCAGGAAAAGAAAGCTCCAAGTTTTACTACTCAGTTCATCGAAGCTTGGTGCGAGTCTTTCCTATCTGTTCGGGGTGAAAAATACCTCGTGTGCAAAGGTAAGGACCACGCTGCGGCAAAGCGCATCGCCAGCATGGGGATGCCCATAGCTGACCTGATCGCATTGGCGCGACGGGCATGGGCTAGTAGTGGCCCGAAGTTCTGGCGCTGTGAGAAGGCTATAACCATCAGCTTCTTCGTCGGCAGCTTCAATGAAATCCGAGCCGAACTTTCAGCCAAACCAACCACATCAAATGCAATCCATAGCAAAAATCCTGCCGAGCATCCTCGAAACCGTTTCATCGCTGGAGCTGGCACCGGCCCCAGCACAAGCGAAATCATCAAGCGTAACAACGAGCGTGCCGCCGCCGAGCGTGCCGCCCGAGAAGCTGAAAGGGTTCCCGCCCCTACCGGACCAATGGCAGGCGAAGTGGCTCCAGTTGAGGAACACCCATCCGCAGGTTTTGGCAGCGTGTAACGCCGTCCACGCCTTCGGATTCGACTGGTTCCAGCATAAGCGTGCCCGCAGGTTGGTGTTAGCGGGGCACAGTGGTTGCGGCAAGACGCAGCTAGCCAAGGCGCTTTACACCTGGGCCTCGGCTGCCTCGATGCGAGCCTACGAGAAGCGCCACTGGTCGAAGCCCCCTGGCTGCGGCTTCCTGCTTTGGCAGGAGGTGTGCGACCGGCTGGAGGACTCGCGATCCTCGATGGTGGACCTGTTGGCCGACGCTGTGACGGAGCCGCTGCTGATTGTGGATGACATCGGCGCAGAGAGCGACCGCTTCAAGTCTGGCAAAGGAGTGGACGCACTAGGCTACTTGCTTACGAGACGCCAAGACAGCGGATTCACCATGCTAACCACCAACGTCCTACCCGATGAGTGGCACAGCCGTTGGGACGAGCGAGTGCGGGACCGGATGCTCAGAGAATCCACCGTGATTGACATGAGCGAATGCCCCTCGTGGGCCGCCCTGTAAAATTCCCCCTTGACGAATCCACCTGAGTAGCATATTTGTGACCACCAGCATGAGCACGCGCCCACCACAACCTCCCGCCAAGCAGTTCATTCATCGGCAGAGAGCTTCGGACGCGGAGCTGTTGGAGTTGTATCGCCAGCGGGATGATGTCTTCCACAACCTTGAAGGGATAGCTCGCCGCGTGAAGGCTTTCCTTGAAGCGTCGGAGCAAGAGTATAACGCCGAGAAGGAAGTCGAGCTGACGTTCAACGCGAGGATTCACGCTGCGAGACAGCAGGTAGAGATTCCTGTCATCGCTGTGATGCACCCAGCTAGGAACATGAAGACCCTCTACCACGCTGCCGACATTGAGTTCAAGAATCCCATTGAGACTGTCCCGATGAGGCCCGAGGACTACGAACTACCCCTTCCGCTATGAGCCAGACGCTAGACATCCGACCAGAGCCGAACGAGGTGGGCCGATTCCGGGTGGCCAGCCAGAACCAGCTCCAATGCGCGGCCTGCAAACACGACTTCAAGAGGAACTCCTCGATGAAGTGTCCCAAGTGTCAAGGTGAAGGGGAGCCGGTGGACTACATCATTGATGTCCGCGCTTTTTGGGGCCGGGGTGCCTGCTCGTGTTCTCAATTTAGGTGCCGCGTCCAGCCGTTTTACGAGAAGAAGGATTTCTCGGTTCCCGGATGTAAGCATCTAGTTGGAACCGGTTCTCCAGGTGCGTTCACCTTGTTCGGGCAGATGGTGGCGAGGGCTACAGGAGAGGAGCCGCAAACGACATGACCTTCCGAGGCTACCAAAAGAAAACCCGACCAGCTTTGTGGACAAAGCTCCGCAAGGGGCTGCACCCAAGGAGTCCGCAGAAGAAGCCCGCCCAGAAGAAGCTGCGCCAAAAACCTATCAGGAAGTGTAGCCCGCAGATGCGCAAGCTGTTGAAGGAATACCAGCGGGTGCGCGTTGAGTATCTGATTGAGCATCCTATTTGCGAGGTGTGCAACAAAGAGCCATCCGTTCAAATCCACCACAAGAAAGGTCGCGGAAAGTTGCTCTGCGAGAAGAAGTTTTTCTTGGCGATTGATGACAATTGCCACCGGAGAATCCACGAGCAGCCAGCGTGGGCGTATGAGATGGGCTACCTATTGAAAAGGATATGAGAGTCGAGGACATCAGAAAAGGAATGACGGTGACAGTTCGTCCAGCCGTGCGTGGAATAGCGCAGTTTGATGGGGTTGTGCTAGGCACCGCTGGAAACTTTGTGATGGTGCAGCGAGGCGAAAAGAAGGAAAGTTGGGCGGTGGGAGCGCACGAAATTTCCCCTTACGACGGCCTGACAGATTTCCAGCGAAAGATTCTGGCCGTTGTGCGGCGTATGAAAAGCGTGTCCATTGAAAGCCTTATACACGAGATTGACACCTTCAAAGCTGCCGAGACACCCCGAGAAGCTGGCGCTCAAGAAGCCGCCGTCATGCGAGCCGCAAAGCGCCACCCTCTCAGCAACTACGTCGAGGCGAAGCGTGCGGAAGGGAACAACCGCAAGGAACGCTTTTGGATTTTAACATTGAAGGAGGAGGCGAAGGTATGAGTGTCGAAAACTGGGAGCTGGTCAGCGATGAAAACCTGCCGCCGCTGGATCAAATCGTCTGGCTTTGGGACGGCAAAGGTATCTGGATTGGAGGGCGCGCTGATGATTGCGACGGCTGGCTCTGGGCAAACACCTACGGAAATACTTGGTGGGACGGAAAGAAATGGAATGGCGAACTCGAAGCCGATGACGACTACAAGCCGACGCATTGGAAATCATTGCCGAAGCCGCCAATTATTCCGCAAGCAGTCAACTAACCACCATGAAACCATTCTCACAGTGGAACTCCGCCGAAGTGCTTGCCCACAATGAGCGCATCTTGCAGCAACGAACCAAGAAGTCCGCCCCCATCGGACTCATTGCAGAGTCCATCCAGAAGGAGCAGTTGAAGAAGACTCAACGGCTGGACCGCAGGCCGATCCTTGAGGCGGAGATTCAACAGCAGATAGATGATTTCCTCAAGACTCAAAGCCATCGTTGCTGGTGGGACCGTAAGAGAATGGACCAGAAAACCAGCTCAAGGATCGGAGTCCCTGATTTTGTGGGAACAATCACCGCAGCTCCAGGTTCAATCGGGATTCCGTTCGGAATCGAAGTCAAACGCCCCGGCCAGAAGCCCACCCCAGAGCAACTCGGCGAGCTGGCCTGGATGCAGAAGGCCGGAGCAAAGACCGCCGTGGTGTTCTCCTGCGACGAGGCAAAAGATTTTCTGCTAGGGTTGGTTGAAAAGAGTTGACCTGAAGATTCCAGTATCATATTTGTGACCTCAACAATGAAGAAGCAATCCTCCAAAAAGTTCTCCGAACACTACCTGTCGCCAATCCGCGCAGGATTGAAGGCTGGCATCACCGGCCAGATGCTCGCCGACGAATACCTCAAGATCACCGGCCAGAAGATTGCCAAGAGCGTCGTCTATCGGTGGCTGTGCAACAAGGGCGAGCCGGTGGAGCCGCTGCTGGGGAGTGGGCTCGCTTTGAAGGCGGCATTTGAGAGGTTGAAGGCTAGAAAGGCTGCTAAATGAAGACGACTGACGGCTTGGCTCTGCAAATCGCCTTCAAGCCGAATGACCTGCGGGCGGCGATTGTTGGCATCGTGGATGCGGCTCTTCAATACCACGGAGACATGTTCTGGCCGGACGAGCAAGCATTCAGCAACGTGCCTCCCGATTCGCGCAATGCCATCGGCAACGGATTTAAGGTTCTCCTCCGAGCCAACATCATTGAGAAGACCGGCGCTTGGAGGAACTCCCAGCGACCAGAGCAGAAGGGGCGCATCGTGTGGGGATGGCGCTTGAAGAGTCGAGCCTTGGCGGAGACGCTGCTGAAGAACCACAACGCGGCTACTTGGAAGGGTCAGATGGAGCTGTCGCTGTGAGCCTCCGCCACGTCCACGTCACCAAGCAAGACGACGGCAAATACTGCCTGCTGGTTGGCCCTTACAAGTCTTTGGTTGGATACCAGACCGCCGAGGCCGCTGAATTGGATGTCATCACGAGAGACGGCAGAGGGTTCGGCCTGAACTACTGTCTGCACAAGCTGTCGCACAAGCGGGCTGTCGCTCTGGCAGTGAAGCTGGACGAATGGCTCATTGAGGTTGGTGCTTTCGAGCCTCGCGGGAAGGGTTCTGGCAAGCCCAGGCTTTCAGAGACTTCCTCCAAATATGCCGAAGCGATGGGCGTCAAGGTGAACTCGGTGAGGTCGCTTCCGAGGACGGTGGATGATGAGACATTTGCTCGCAACATGGAGGCTTCAGGAACCGCTGATGGGAGCCGCTTTTTGAGGGGGAGACATTGAGATGAATGCTGCACAACTAATCAATCAGGACTCTGGCGACTACGAATACTACACGCCGCCATTCATCATTGAGGCTGCGAGGAAAACGCTTGGTAGGATTCATCTTGACCCAGCCTCAAGCGAAACCGCCAACCAGCTTGTTAGGGCGGAACGCTTTCTCTCCAGTAAGGGTTTAGAGATGCACTGGTATGGATCCGTGTTTATGAATCACCCGTTCAGCCGTGAGAACAATCCGCTCTGGATCAACAAGCTGGTTGGAAGCGTGTCGGATGGGGCTGTGTTTTCCGCCTGCTGCATCACCTATGCCGCAACTTCAGAGCAATGGTTCCGTCCGCTGCTGGATTTTCCGCAGTGCTACCTGCAACCCCGCACCAACTACTTCCTACCGGATGGCTCCGTGAAGAAAGGCGTCACGAAAGGCTCCGTCGTCACCTACATGGGGCCGAACCTGAAGCGCTTCCGTGAGGCGTTTGCTGGATTGGGAGTGGTGAAGGTATGAGCTTTTCTGTAAGGCCGTATCAGCATCAAGCCGCAGAGTGGCTCTCACGGAGGAAGCGGGGGGCAATCATTTCTCCAGCAGGTTCAGGGAAAACTCTCATGCTGGCTTACGCTTTGGACATGGCCATCAAGAGCCGTGTGAGGGGGCGCAAGGTCCGCATCGGGTGGGTGGCAAATACCAAGGAGCAGTGCCAGCAGGCGCAGAAGGCAATGGACACCTTCCCGCTAGTTGCTAGGCAGGACATCCGCATCGCCTGCGCTGCGGCAGCTACCGACTGGAGCGACCGTGATGTTCTCATCATTGATGAAGCTCATCACCTTGCAAGCGCACTCACATGGCAGTCCCAGGTTGAAACCTGCAAGGGCGCTCTGTGGCTGATGACGGCGACACCTCCTGAAGACCCGGCTTTGATGGCGGTCCTGATGCGCTTCTGTGAGAAGTCCTACGTCATCTCCCGTGAAGATGTCGCCAATAATCTCGCTCCGGCAGTCGTCCGATGGCTCGACGCAACAGACCCCGGCTTAAAGGAGCCGATTGACCGGGAAATTGATCGAGTGGTTCGTATCAGGCAGCGCTATTGGAGTGGTGATCAAGGGCAACTGTGGGGGCAGGTTGCCTGGCAGGTGGTGGTAGAGATGGGTATTGTTGCAAACGTGGCACGAAACGCTGCCGCTATTGCTGCCGCGACCAACGACCGGCCTACGCTGGTTCTCATCAATCAGGTGGAGCACGCACACGCGCTGGCCTCGCAAATACCCGGAGCGGTGCCTTGCTACTCAGCTATGGGGGCGAAGGCTCGCAGGCAAGTGCTTGATGATTTCTTGGCTGGTAAATGCAGGTGCTTGATTGCCAGCTCCCTCGCTGACGAGGGAATGGATCTGCCAAATGCAGAGGTTCTCGTGCTGGTAAGTGCAGGCAAGTCAGCAGCCAGAACGGAGCAGCGCACCGGGCGCGTGCTAAGACAGTTCTGTGGGAAAACAACCGCTGTGATTTACGACTTCAAAGACCTCTACCACCCACTACCAGCCAAGCACGCTAGATTGCGCGGAGAGCTTTACGGGAAACTCGGTTACACAATGGTTTGACAACAACCGCTTGTTGATATACAACAGGCTCCATGAGCAATGAATCACAGAGAGTTCAGCCGGAAGGGCGGTCGTGCCAAAACGCCTGCGAAAACATTAGCGGGCCGGTCCAATCTGGAGAAGGCCAGGGAGGCACTGGCAAAGCGACGCCTCCAAAACATTTCAATGCCACCCACGGGCTTACAAAGTCCCGTGAATACAAGACGTGGCTAAAGATGAAGGAGCGATGCTACAACCCTCGTGCTATCAACTTCGAGCGATACGGAGCGCGTGGCATTACTGTCTGTGATGAGTGGAGAAACTGCTTTGAACAATTCCTTGCTGATATGGGGAACAAGCCTTCTCCGAAGCACAGCATTGAGAGGGTGGACAACATGGCTGGATACTCCAAAGAGAACTGTAAGTGGGTCACGATGAAGGAGCAGAATAGAAACCGTAGAAGCAACCACTACGTCGAATACAAGGGTCAAACCAAGTCCGCCGCACAGTGGGCGGAGGATTTGAAAATTCCACACCAAACTCTTTTGATACGGCTCAATGCTGGGTGGGCTGTTGATCTTGCTATGGAAACGCCAGTGTCGAATAGCAACCGATGGGTTGGTGTTCCTGAGCATTTGAGAAGCAGGTTCGCAAAGATTGCCAGAGCCTCGAAGAATCATCCCCACCCAACCAAGAACTTTGTTCCATGAAACTCCTTTTCCTCCTTGGCATCCTCCTCTGCATCGTGCTATCAACAGCCATCGCTTTTGCGAGCCTCCCTGGCCGCGACCGCGATTAGACAAATCGTGAGTGTCGAACTTTGACAGCGTTTCTCATACGCCCCTAGCTGGCAGGTCAGTCAGTGTCAGGCAACCACGAAGACCAAAAACCCGGCAGGGTAATTCCTGCCGGGTCATTCTTTCCCGCCTGTAGTTCGCGCCGGGTCAGGTGATTTTGTAGGCTGCTCTGGTAGCGCCGACGAAAGTAGCCCGCGCTTTGCGAATCTTCTGGTGGGTGCTGGCTCCCATCAATATCCGCTTCAAGGCGTAGTCCTCCGCGATTTCCTTCCAAGCGTCAGGAATGGCCAGCGCCACGCGGGCGTTTAGGCGGGACCGCTTCCAGACGAGGTAGATGATGCGCTCAGAGTGCGGTCCTGCGAGGTGTTCAAGAGTCCGCTTGGTCGGGTTGTTCATCACGAGTCCCCTGGCGACGAGTGAGGCTGTGTAGTTGAGATCTTTGGGGGTCATTGAGGGGAAGCCCCGTGTCGGGGCAGGCTGATTTTCTTGCCTTCGATGTTGAGCCCGTAGAACTGCGCTTCTAGGTCAATGCACCGCTGGCAGATCCACGAGGAGCACTTCATTCGGACGGCTGGGGATCCGCAGTCACAGGTGTAGCGGGAAGGGTTGGCCAGCTTCTCTTTCCGCAGTTCCTTCTGGCGGGCGTATTGGTCAGGTTTCACGGATGAAAGGCTGCACGGGTTTTTCGGTCGGGTCAGGAATGTTCAGGAGTTCATCCTCGGAGATGGTCCCGGTGGCGATGTAGTTGCGGAACCAGGCTTCCGAGCGTTTCCGAAGGGCTTCCGCTTCGTCGTGGGCGGTGGTTTTCATGGTGTTTTCGAGCGTTTCTTCTGCCAGTGGTAGCCTTTTCGGAGGGCGTCGAGGAGGGTCTTGTTGCGAGCGGTCAGGGAGGCATAGCTTCGGCCAGCCTTAAACATCTCCCGGCCACGGGCAAAGGCTGATTCGGTATCTGAACCGGCTCCGCAGTCACCCCTCACTTCAAGGGGCTTGTGATAGCGGGGGCCGTTGTAGATTTCCTCGTGGTGCCTCACTTGGCACCTCCCGTAGCTTTGGCGATGGCAGCGTCCTTCAACTCGCCCAACCACCGCTTCATGCTTTTCCCGTCAGATGTTCCAGTGTAGCCAGCCTGCCGGAACTCTGGAAGGCTGGACTCGCAGAGGTAACGACTGTGAAATGTAAGATCCAACTCCAACGCGGCCAACAAGTCAGGCGATGCCTCGAACAACTTCCCGTAGGCTTTCCCGGCCTCGTCGTTGGTGAAGGTTGCGAGTCTGGTGCGGTATTTGTCGGGACCATTGATCCCGAATCCGTCGAAACTAAGTTGGCTCATAATGTTTTCCTATCAGTTGTTTTCCGGCCCGTAATTGAGCGCGGACTACTCCCGCCTGTCACGCGGGAGGTGTCCATTCTCAGAGTCCTTTGTCGTGATTGTCGTCCTTCCAGTTGAAGAGCCAAGCGACGGCTCCAAAGAGAAGCCATGAGGCGAATTCTAGGAGGGGTTTCACTTGGAAGCCTTCCGCACACGCTGCCGCTTTGGAATGCAAACCAAGGAGGAGGTTAGTTCAGGCGCGTATTGTTTGCTTGCCCCCATAAAATAGACGCCTGGAACACTGGCCAAGAGCTTGGCCCGCGTCTCCCCTGAGAGGGTGTCGCCTTTGTAGTAATCCGCAACCTTGCGGTTGCCTTCGCTGATAGTGCCGAATTCATACCAGCGGAACCCAGCGGCTTCAAGTGCTTGCATAAGGCTGAAGGTGTTCACAGAGAACCCCCTTTCAGATCCCACAACTCCAGATAGTCCTGCATAACCAGCTTGCGGCAATCCTCTGGCAAGTCTCCAAAAGGAATCCGCCTGCCAAGATGATTCTTGCGCCCCATCGCAGCGGGGAAGCCCCAGCGGTCAACGTCGCAAGGTTTGTTTCTGGTTTCGCCGTGCTGGCCGAAGCCTTGAGGGTGAAATGGGGCGGAGTTCATGGCGAGGTATGGCCAAACGCGATCAATCCTGGCGGAAGCGTGCCGCCCGCTGAAGACGACGGTGTAACGGTCAATCGTCCCTTCTGGCTGGCTTGGTCCACCGTTGTCGTAACAGCGGACGTATTTAGGGACGCCTCCGGGGAGAAGGCTTTCAAGGCGCTTTTTGGTGCGTGTAGGCATATGGTTTGATTGGTTAGGCGAGTTCCCCGTCTTCCGTGAACTCGTATTCGTTGGCGATGATCGACTCGTCCACCTGCTCGTCGGAACGGGTGTATTCGTATTCCTTCTCAAGCTGCCGATAGATCCAGCGCATGAAGTCCCGCGCAGCTTCGGCAAGTTCGCTTTCCGCATCCTCCGCACGGGTGGCTTGCTCGTCCGTCAATTCGTAACCATTGCCCAAGGTGAAGTCGAATTCGACGGAGTGCTCGTGGGTGTAGCGGCCACGGTGCGCGACTTGGAATTCAGCGCAGGGGAATTCAGCGGCCAGCCTTTCAAACTCTCCCGCAATGCGCTTCACCTCCCGGCATTGCTCCGAGTCGCCGACGTGCGCGGCCACTGCCCTTGGCTTCACGTTGCAAGCGTGCCAGTCACCTTCAAAACAAGCCCCGTCACCCTGGCTCCAAAAGCCGGACCAGTAGATTGCAGGCTCCTGACGTGTGCCGCCACCCATTAGCCGAACGCAACGCTTCCGCAGATCAATTCCCATCAGGTCCGCGATTGCGGCCGCGTCCTCAATAACGGACTCCGCGAAGAAGTTATCCCCGTCCAGTCCCCGCCGATACCATTCGCGGGCTCGCTCTTTGGCAGCGTCACCTAGTTCGGTGAACTCAAAAACCGTCGTTTCGATTGTTCTCATAGTTTTTCCTTCAATTTGCCCGCACAGAATAGCGCGGGGAGCGGTATCCCGCCCGGTGAACCGCAGGCGACTGCGCCCCGGCTCAACGGGAGGGACTACTGCGCGGTGAACTCCATCTTGGTACCCTTTCGGATTTGCGCTGGTGTCCGGCTTGAATTGAACGCTTCGCAGCGTCGCCTTGCCTCGTCCAGAGTTAGACCGTAGGCATCAGAAATCTTCCGCGCCCTGGCAAAGGTTTTCCAGTTGGTAGCGTTGCGCCTAAATGTTTTGAAAAGCATAGATCAAAAGGTTAGATCCAACGATGCTTCAAGGCATAACCGCCGTCGGTATCCCGTCCAGACGTGTCGCCATTACGCCCCACGCCGTCAACCTTGAATCCGTCGGGGTAAAGGGACCGGGACAAGCAATAGACAAGGTGCCAGCCCATATCCATTCCACAGCCGCCGACAATAACCCCGCCGTCCCTTTCGTGCCGCCGATAGTCCAGAGCCGTCGCCACCCACCCCGACACGTCCAAAATGCCGCATTCCTTGTCAGGAATCAGCACAGAGATCCGCCGCGACATTCCAGAGCCGGAGACGTGGCGCAGAATGGTGAAGGCGGTGCTCCCTACGGGTAGCAACTTCCGCAGCTTCTCCCGCGCTTGTTCCCGATACGCTTCCTTGCCAGCTTTGGCCGACATGGGCTTTGCCTCGGTCCAGATTTCAGGGGAATCGGTTTGAATGACCGTCCCATCTGTCAGCTGCATATACTTTGCCATAACTTTGCCCTTTATTTTGACCGTCTCGCGGTTACTGGCCGCGCTTGCGCTTGATTGCGCCTCCCGCCCTCCCCAGAAGGGAAGGGCGGACGGGGGAATCAAGAAAGATGAAGCCGCCCATCGTCGCCCGCGTAGACATCGCACCCGCCAAACGTCTTGGCCGCTTTCGTCAGCGTGTCCGCCATCGGTTCCGGCCAGTCTCCGTCCCAAAAGCCAGCCCCGTGGCCGTTCCTAGTAAGCCAGAAATCATGGCCAGCCCGGCCAAGTGCCCCGAAATCAGGACCAAAGCGCACTTCCCCGGTGTTAATGGCTTCCTGGATTGTCTCCCCCTGCTCAGCTTCAAAGCGCGCACAGTCGGCCAGCATCCTTGTCAATGCCTCCGGGGAAAGATCCTCCTCGTCATAATTGTCGTCCATTGGCTCGGGTCGCGCCTCCCGCACCCCGCACCCCGGCGCGTCGCACATCGGCTCTTGATCAAAGTCCTCCTCCGGCAGCTTGCAAAGCAAAGCCTCCCGCCCACAGCAAGGGCAGACGCCAAAGGGATACCCCGTCGAACTCCAAAGAGCAGAACGCACATAAGCACGGGCAAATTCCCCCGCCTCCCGTATCCGCTCCGTCACAGTTTTCTCAAGTGTCGCGATCATAGTTTTTCCAATAGTTTCCCCCGGTAAAGCCTACCGGAAAGCCAAGCGCTCTAATGCGCCCGCTCCTACCCCCGAAATCCCCATTGAATCACGATGCACCCAAAGAGGCCCGAACCCGTCGTCATAAATAGGAAGCTCCCTGCCAAACTGATTTACCACACGCACAAGTCGCTGATCGTCTGCAATCTTCATTTTACCCTTCCCGTGAGCCCGGCTTACTGGGCCGCGCTCAACTGCAAACACCTTACCAGCCCGCAAAGGAATTTCAACAATTTTCTTCGCATTGCAATGCATTGCATGCTAGACACTTAGGAAAATACGCGCAAAAAAGCTGAAAATAGTTTTTGCGGATTTGACTGCAAACTAGCCCGCGCACGGATACCTTGCGCGGTATGCGCGAAAGTGAAACGGAAGGGGAACACTGTGGGGAGTGGTCTTCTTGAAATACCACAATGGAAGACTACAGAGTTAGGGAAGGGGTAAGCGTGTCAGGCTTTCCAGCCAGCCACCAATCAAAGCTGATTTCTAAGCTCAATGCTTTCAATCCTAAGCAACTTACTTATCTTTCCGTAATCCGCCCCCCGGAGAGCACCCTTTGGAAGTGGGTTGAAGAGCTGCGCCAGAAGGTTGGGATTGTCGGGCTCGTCGCCTTAGGAATCCCCCACGGGATAGCCAAGGGCGGGAGCGGCTTCAGGTATGGGACGGACGCTCGCCTGGTGTTCTACCTTTGGAGCGCTCTTTACTGCCCTTCCAACCTGAGCAATGCCTTTCATTTGGCCTCTTGGGGAAGGTTTAACCCAGCAATGCCCAAAGACTACCAGGAAGCCGCCGAAAGGATACTCTCCCGCAAGAGCGGCCCCCGCAGAGCCCGCCTAGCAGGGAAGCCCTACAAGCCATTTAGGAAGCCGTGGCAGGGGAAGACACCCCGGCGCAAGATCTACATCACCCCGCCCTCCCTGCCGCTCCTGTAGGGGCATTCTGGCAAGGGGTAGGCTGGGCGGAGTGGCTGGAAGGGTGCGCGGGAGGGGTGGCCGGGAGGGGAGCCAGGCGGGAGGGCGAGGGTAGGGGGTGGGTTTTGGGGACCGCCCCCTATGCGCGTGTCAGACTAGTATAGTGGTTTTCTCTCTTACGGGCACTCCCCCAAAAAACGACTTTTCCAGTCCTTCCCTTTTAGCCATCTCCCCTGACCTTCCCTTCAAGCTCACTTTCCCCACCTCACCATCCCCACCACCCTTTTAGCTGGTTCCTCCCCCTCGCACGCCTTCAGGAGTCCTTTCTTGTCCGCCCCTGTGAAACGCTCCCAAATGAGCCTTTTGATGGATTTCCTAATGAAACGCTGTTTTCGGTCTTCCAATGCCTATTCAGCCACCTGTCCGCCCCTGTGAATGCGGACTTGACCATTTTTCCTATCTGGTTTCTGCTGTTTGGATGGCTGATGAAGCGATACAGATGGATGCACCGGACGAGGTTTTTGCTTCAGGGAGTGGTCGCAGGCCGCGCCCTAGGGGTGGGAACCGTAAAGCTCAAGCTGCTAGGTATCACCTGAAGAACCGGGTTCGGAGGCGTGCTTACTGGAAGCTGTATCAGGCAGCGAGGAGGGCGGCGGCGAGGGTGGGGATTTCTGAGGACATTTGAATCCCCACCCTGCTGGAGGACTACTCCTCGACTCCACAAGGGAGCCAGGTTTTGCCTTGGTCAGTGGAGTGCTGGAAGTTTTCAAGGAGGTGTGTTGGGCTTATTTTGCAGAAGCCGTCGCTGTCCACCTGCACTGCCATGCCGCTTACGCAGGCCACGATGAGGCTGTAATCGAGGTTTCCCTTGTCGCAAATCCACGCTCCCAAGGGAAGCTCTTCAGGTTTCCACGGGCGGAGATGTTTGGTGGTGGCGATGCGGAATCGTGCTGGGTTTTCGGTTTGGTGTGGCGGGTTGATGGATTTCGCCCACTCATCGGAAAACTGGTTAAACCATTCCAGCTTCCCCTCCCAGAAGGCTTCTACATGCTTCAGGTGGAGGTCTTTGGTGTAGCTGGCGGGGAGGTGTGAGGTAAGGTTTTCGTCGGTGGGGTTCATTGGGTTCTCATTTATTCTCCGCACTTGGCTTTGAGCCGTTGGATCTCCTTCAGGAGCATTGGAATGACAGTGGTTGAACGGGCGATGATTTTGGCGTTGGCCTCGATTTCTTGGTGGAAGCCGCTTTTGTAGCAGTGGTTGTTGGGAGTGTGGGCGATGAACATGGTCCCGACTCGCTTGCGGTATTCCTCGGGGTTAGCTGCCATGATGCTGTATTGGTCCCGGCCATCGTTGTTTCGGATGATGGCCCGCCATTCCCCTGGGCTTACCTTGGAGAGTATGGCTTCTAGATCGCTGATGATGATGGTGATGCTTTGCTGAGGTTCGCTCATAGCTACCTCCTTGTTCGGATGAGCTTCCTCGATCTTCTTCAGAGCTTTCATGGCGGCTTCGCTATAGGTGGGGTGGACGACGGATGGCATGGCAGCAGCGACGAGCATGAGTTCCGTAATAGCGATGTCGAGGGCTTTGCAGTGGCGCACAGCCTTGGCGTGCCTTGCCTGGAGTTCTTTACGGGTGGGGATTTTCATGGTTTCTCCTTCAAATTTTTCAGATCTTCTCTCAGCTCATCCTGTTTTTTGACGGCCCAGTGGAGCTTGTCCATGAACCAACTCAGGATGTCGTGAATCAACATGAGCACGGCTCGATAGCAGATGCAGCAGGTGAGGCTCAGGAGGAACAGAGCTAGTAGGATGTTGATCTCATTGGTGTTCATTTTCTGTTAGTGGATTATCAACGTGAACCCAAAGGCGGTGATTGAGATTGAGTGGGGCCATGCAAAATCCAGGCGCACAGGCTTCCAGATGTTGCTCCACCAGCAATGGCGAAGTCCCCACTTCCAGACATGCACAAGCAGAACATGCTTCGGTTTTGATTTTATGGATTTCTCCACTCCACTCATGTAGCCATGACCCCATTGCTTGCTCACCACTTCTTCCCTCCAGCAGCCATCCTGGCCGCGTGCTTGTGGTCCTCCCTTTTGGAGTTGTAGGCCATCTTCTCCTCGAAGGCTCCCTGAAGGTCGTAGCCGCCCTCTGCTGCATACTCCGCTATGCGTAGGATCAGAAGCACCAAAGCCTCGGCAACTTCTGAGTCTGGCTTGCCTTTGCGTTCCAGTTCGAGAATGCGCGAGACGTGGCTGTGAATCCCAAGCAGCCAGCAGGTGCTGCCGTAAGGGTGCTCGGGAGCGTTCTCCCGCAAGCTGATGAGGTTCTCAAACCCAGTCACAGCGAACTTCAGCGCAGCTTTTCCGAGGTCATACTTGAATCCACCCGCGTAATCGAGGGTGCGAATGATGGCGTCAACCAGCTCCACTTCAGCCATCTTCCGATGGGGCAGCTTGTCATCGTTAAGCTCACCAGCTTCCCCATCGGCACATTCAGAAATCTCCGAGTGGATGAGCGCGAGGAGTTCGCCCTTGTTGCGCTGGATGGGGAGGCCGGTTTGAGGGTCACGCCACCAGTTGATGTTGGCGGCGTGGACGCGGGAGGAGAGGTCGTTGAGGTTCATGTGTGATGGTTATCCAATGTGCATTCTGACTACGGTTCCTTTTCCGTCGGTGAACAGGTTGAGCCTGCTGTCGGATATGTCCTGTCCGCAGCGTGTCACATCGAAGCGATGGTGAACCCCATGCTGCCTGCATATACAGGCAGCTTCAGCAGCAAGGACTGGACTCCTCAAGGTCAGCTCTTCGCAGATAGTGGTGGCAATCCTTCGCTCGATGTCCCTTCGTAATTCCCAGTCAGATATGCTCGCTGGCTTGATATTCACCTTCTCCAAAGCCGCCGCCGGATAAATCTGCACGGAGCCTTTCTCCGTGCTGCTCTCCACAGCGTAGCCTTCGGGAGTCAACTCGGTGGAGTAGATGCCGACGACGGCACCGCTCCACTGTGAGCCTTTGGTTTTGCGAACGAGGTCGCCGAGTTTGAATTTGGGAGGATTCATAGAAGTTCTTCCGGCCATGCGGCGATGATGGCGGCTTTTTGTTTCAAGCAAACTGCGAAGCCATTGATCTCTAGCTCTTCCACAAAATCAATCGCCGCAATCGTCGCCCTCCAGCCAGCCTCGGCTGGACCGGCGCAGGAGGCGATGAAGGCGGCGTCATTGCCAGAGGTTTCAATGCATCCCGGAAGCCCAGTTTGCGCTCCATCGCTAGACAGCCAAACGCTTCCTGCCGCGCCGATGAATGTCGTCTCGCCTGCCCACTCAAATTCCCCCTCTTCTTTTGCAGCTTTCAGGTCGTCATAAATTTGTGCAACCCACCTCCCCCGCGTCCGCTTCTCAGCCAACGCCAGCAGTTCAACGCATCGGGCGCGAATCCGTTTCAGATGTTCCCGTCTATCCATAGCTGGTGGTTTTGGTTACTTCGCCGAGATGATCGCCTCAAGGTCTTTCACTGTGCGAATCTTGCGGGCTTTCTTCCAAGAAGCTGCCTTGGCTTCCATCGCATTTTTGCCGCAGTCGTTCTCCCAGATGAACCAGTTGAGCCACGCATAATCATCTCCAACCTGGATGGCAACGAGCTTGGTGTAGCTTTCAAAAAGCTGCCAGAAACGCGCCTGCACATCTCCATCAGGGTTCTTGCCAAAAAGCATTTCAATGGAATTGCAGGTGGATTCAACTTTCTTGTATTCCAACAACCACTCCGTAAGAAGTGTGATGCGTTCAGATTTTGTGAGTGCGTTCATGCTGGTAGCAAGTATGTGACTAGGGGGTGGGGTTCGTCAAGGCTTTCCTCGCCTCCCTGAAAGATTTTCTTTTCAAGTCCCACGCATCGCGCTGCTTTTTGAGCTTCCCTGCGCGGCCATTCCAGAAGCGACCCCCGAGTGTTTCGTAGAAAATCGCTCTATCCAAGGAGGTGATTCTGCGGTCGGCGTGGCGGAGTTTTTTGAAGATGGCCGAGCGAGCACGACTCGAACGTGCGCTTCCCGCACTTCTGCGGGAGTTCTGTCCACCTAAACTATCACTCGGGAAGGTTGTCATTTACCTGCCATGATTTCCAAGTAGGTTTCCTTGGAGGTGTGGCGACGGATGTATTTCTTGATGAAGGGACTCACAATGCTCCTGTCGGGAGCATCGGCTGCGGGAGTGGCGAAGTTCTGCCGGTTGGTGTCAATGCTCCGAAACTTCGGCGTGTATGGCTTTGAGTAGGCTTCTTCCCTTCGGGCGTTCGCAGCACTCTCCTGAGCCATCTGAGCCGTTAGCTTTTGGCTGGGCTTGTTCTTGGATGGCCGCACAGGCGGAGCTTTACCATGCTCCCCGGCGTGGCACTTCTCGCACAGCGTTTCCAAGTCTTCAAGCAGGGTGTCCTGCGGTGTCTTGCGATAAACCTTGTGGTGAACCTGCAATCGAACCGGCCACTCACAGCGCACGCACCTCCTTCCGTCTCGCTCAATCGCCTCTGAGCGGAGCCGATGCCAGTGCTCGGTGAGGAGGTAAAGTTGGTAGGCTTCTCGGTTCATCGGAGTTAGGCGAAGTTGTTGTCCATTTTCTCGCCCAACGAGGAAACGTATTTCTTCCAGTCGTAGATCGGAACCCAGCGGTTAGCTTTGGCTCGCCAATGATGCCATTTGTGGCGGCAGAGGTCACGATACAGGTCGGGACGGTGCGCCCCCAGCAACTCGGAACATTCAAAAAGCAGGAAGGCGTCGAATTCTTCTTGGCTTGGGAATTGATGCCCCTTCGGGGCAGGTAAATCCCCCAACTGCTGCTCCTTACTTTTCTTAGAAGGTTTCCAAACTGGCTCAAAAGAAAGACCATCCGGCGCAGCCGATGTCTCTTTAGTCTCTTTAGACTCCTTCTTACTACACTCCTTCTTACTAAGAGGTGGGTTTCCCACATGCGGAAAACCGACATCTGGTTTAGAGGGCGAAGATTTTTGATTTTTAAGAGCTGGCGGATTGCAGGTGTCGCTGACAATCCAGCGCCATTCCTGAACCTTTCCATTCTCGCCCTTAATGCACTCAAGGTTGACGTAGCCAACCTCTCGCAGTTCCTTCAGCGCGGCTCTTACCGAGCAGTCTCCGTCGGTGGACTGGTTGATGAGGTCTGCCCTACGAACCTTCCATGTATAAGGCTTTCCGAGAAGGTAGCAGAGCACTCCCTTAGCCTTCCAAGAAAGGCGGTCGTCTGAAAGAATCTCGTGGGGGATGCGAGCGAAGGGGTCTTCGCGCTTACGGCTGATGTAGATGTTCTGTTCCATAAAAGAAAAGGCCCGCTCGTGTAGCGCCAAGCGGGCCTTTTCTACCGTCACCAACAAAAAACTGTGTTTGCTCTCTTCTCAGTCGCTACACTGAATCGAACGCCACGACCTTACTCTCGACCGGCGAACCGTCAACAAAAACTTTCGACTGATGCTTCCGGCATCGTTCCTTCCAAGCCAACCCTTCAGCCTGTTCCCTTGAGCACCCTCCATCGAACTCGTGGATGGCGGCTCGCTCCTCTTGGATTTCTTGGCAGGTTTCGCAGGTCACAACAGCACCGACACTGGCTGAGAGCTGGCCCGGTTGGCAAGGATAGCCTTCTTCGCCCGGAACAATTCCTCGTAGCACATCGCCTGAAGCGGGTAGGTGAGAGCATCCCATGCGTGCTTGAACTCGGAAGCCCGGTCAACGGGGGTGTTCTTGCCCTTCTTAATGGACTGCACCGACATGATGGTTTGCGGGCATTTCGTCTTGGAGAACTGGAGGCGGTCCTCGAAGAGTAGCCTGCGGGTGATGTCAATGCGTTGTCGCACAGAGCCGTCTCCCTTTTCAACGGCCAGCAGCTTGATTCGCTTCTTCGACGACAGATAGACCTCCACATGCTGCCTTCGATTGGAAATGGACTCCTTGAAGTCGAATGCGGAACGGTCGGAGTAGTGCGTCCAGTGAATTGTTCTTCCAAGGTAGCTCTCCCAGAAATCCATCTTTTCGAGCACTCCCTCGGTAAAATCTTCGATGGATGCGTCGGAATGCAGCATCACCAGCTCGTCTATGATGGAGAAGTGTGGAACCTTGATGCCCTTTGAATTTGGCCAGTAGAAGCGCTCCATCAGGGTGAACGCATGATTTGATGTGCCCAAGTCCCAGCCGGTAATCAGCTCATAGCAATCGTCCGATGGGACGAGCATCTGAGGGTCGCGGTTGAGCGGTGTCTCCATTTCGCCTTGAACATGGATGGCGGGGCGGAATACGTCGTAGAAGAGGCCATCACCAGCAGCCGCAGTCCATTTCCCGAGATAGTAGCGGTCCCACAGCTCGGGTGAGTGAGCGTATTTGGTCTTCAGCTCAATTAAATCCTTCTCGGAAAGCGAGAGGTTGTCGTGAACGAAGACTTCAACGAGGCCGTAATTCTTCTGCTGGGCAACCATGTCTTCAACATTGATTGGCTTGTCGCCAATCAGCTCGATGATCTGCGTGGTGTCCAGCCGCCTAAACTTGTAGAAAATCTGGTAAATCCAGTGGTCTTCACCAGGGGATTCCGGGTTGGTGTCGATCACCATCGTCAGGTCGCTGGTCTTCCAGAAGCTCTTTTCGCGAAGACATTCTGAGATGATGTCGAAAGCAGCCCTCGTCTTGACCCACGTAGCAGCTTCGGACCAGTAGATGAACGACATCTTCTTGCCCTTGAACCGCTCCTTGATGTCCGACTCGGTGGCTCCATCCCGAAAAGATTCAAGCTGGAATTCGCTGACAGTTCCGTGCTTGTTGCGGATGCTGAACTTCATCCTCTTGGTGGACCCGGCCATGTAGGGCTTGCGGACCCACTCCAAACCAAACCCACCTTCGACCCACATGGGAACGATTTCCTCAACGAGCTGCTGCCAGCATCCGCCATCTATGGCATTCGTGAGGGTTGGCGAAACGATGGCGATTAGAGCGCGGTCAACCTCCCAAGCGTGTTCGACGGCAGCGTGCAGGCAGCCGACCGTTTTGGAGGATTTACGCGGCCCGGAAACGCAGGTGTAGCGTGTTCTGTCGGGGTTTGCTGGGTGAACTTGCCAGCGGATTTCGTTCTGCTTGGGAAAACATTTTGGAGCCCAACTGACCTGTTCTTCGGTTGCCATAGATGCTGCTTGCACTTTAGAACTGCATCGTTAAAGTGCCAGCACAAACTATGAACAAGATGACCCTTAACTCCAAAGATCCCGCCGTGATGGAAGCCATCAAGGACTGCGCCGTGGGTGACGAGAAGGAGCTGCTCGTGAAGGTCAAAGTCACCGAGGTTGGCCCGATGGTGGACTTCGACGTGATGTCCGCCAAATACGCCGAGGAGAAAGTCGAAGAGGAAGAGGTGGTCGAGAATAATGGTGAAGTCGTCGAGGAGGGCATGGAAGCTGAAGCCCCGATGCCCATGAAGAAGAAGAAGGGCAACCCCGCGCTGGCCATCCTGATTGCTCCCGGTGGAAAGCGTTAAACTGCATGATCCCCCAGTCAGTCTTCAAGAAGCACGGCTGCGACACGGAATCTCTCCGTGCGCTTTTCACCATTTCTGAAGACCAGATTACTCCCGCGAAGGATAAGAAGGGCGTAAAAGTTCCCCCTCGCAAGACTTCCGACGAGACGACTACTGGCGAGAAACCAGGCGTGTATCGCCTACGGCAACTCCTGCGGTCCCGCCTTCAGGATGGCGCTCAGAACAACCTGCGCGACTACCGCATATTCGCGGCCATTGACTACGCCTACGACGCGCCTTTCCACCAGACCACCCCGACCCTCGTTCAGCACATCCTCCACCAGAAGATGACGTATGATGAGTCTCTGAAAGTGGTCGAAGGCTGGGGGCTTGTGTGGGGCGACATCTTCCGTCTGGAACGCGGTCCTGATGGCGCTGTGCTGAAGGATGCTCAAGGCTGCAATCGCTTTGCGGTCAATGCTCCAAGCCTTGTTCGGACCCTGATTCCATTGGTTAAATCGCTGGTGACAGTGCGGACGGCAAAGCTCTACACCGACCGCGACCAGATTCCTCTCTTCAAGTTCGAGCCCATCCACGCCACCGACGAGAACCGGCTCCTCTGCGAAGTCCTTACGAGCGTTGCTGAAGCGATGGTGACGCAGTTCGGCTATCGCTCCGAGCTGAAGGACTTGATCCTTCACACGCTCCTTTACGGCATCTGCCTCATGTTCCCGCAGGAGGCGTGGTTCTGTGAGAAGCAGGAGGACATGGAAGGCGAGGAGAAGATCGTGAAGGAGGGTCTGCGCTACCTCCAGCCGCATCCCACCCGGTTTTTCTACGATCTGATGTATCGGACCAGCTCGTTCAACACGAACACCGGCTGCAAGTTTGCCGGACACTGGCGCATCATTCGCTACGGCGACATCCTTCACAACCCGAACTACTTCAACAAGGGGGCCATCTCCTACGGAACGAACTGGTTCAATAATCCCTTGGCCGGGAACTACTTCTCGGACTTCTATCCTTGCACGGTGCAATTCCCGCAGTGCGCTCCCGGCAGTGATACCAACCGGGAAGACCGGGCGGCGTTCTACTGCGTGGACGATGAGGACAAGGCGGTGTTCCAAGCGGACCTGTTGTGCGAACTGATTCCGAGCCAGTGGGACTTGGGCACCTACACGCATCCTGTCTGGTTCCGCTTCGTGATGGCGTCTGATGACACGGTGATCTTTGCGGAGCCGCTGTCTTACAACCCCATCGTTTATTCTGGATACGATGCTGATGGGAATCGTGTGCGGAACGCCAGCATGGCGCTGGAGCTGATTCCATTCCAAGACCAGCTCGGGAACATTCTCAGCCAGATTCTCCTGACGGCGAAGCAGAACCTCGCCAACATCACGTTCTACGACAAGAACATCGTCAACGTCGCGCAGATTGAGAACTTGAAGAACTCCGGCGAGATGCTGGTTCGCGGGTTGAACTTCGTGGAGATGGACAAGGAGAAGGATGCCATTGCAGGGCTCGACACGCGGAAAGCCTTTGAGACGGTGAACTTTGCCAAGATGTCCACTGCGGAGCTGGTGAACACGATGAACACCATCATCTCGATGGCGGAGCGGATGCTCTCGTTCAGTGCTCAGGAGCTTGGTGGAGCGGCAAGCCATCAGCAAAGCGCCGAGGAAATTCGCACCGTGGCCGGTAACGTCGGTGTGCGGGTGGCCTACACGGGCACTTTCATTGACGACGCGATTGATGCGTGGAAGACGCAGATTGCCAACGCCTCGATGGCTTACATGGACAGCGGCTTCGTCGCTCTGGTGTCGCCTGACATCCCCAACCTTGAGGAACTCCTCAAGAAGCTCGGCTTTGAGATGATCGACAAGGGTGGTGGCCGGGTGAAAGCGAAGGTCCGTGTGGACAAAAAGAAGATCGTTCCACTGCTCTTGGAAGGACTGGCCTCTACCCGTGACGGCCCTGACCGTGGCACTGATGCGCAGGCTGCCACCGTGCAGATGCAAACGTGGTCGGCCATCGCTGCCAACCAGCCGCTCGCCCAGGCAGTCGGAGCGAAGACCATCCTGCGTGGCATGGAAGAGGCTGCCCGCCTTGGCGGTGCCGGGAAGGACTTCAAGCTGGATGCGTCCGGCGAGGAGCAGCCGAATCAGGAGCAGATGGTTCAGATGGCGCAGCAGATCCAGCAGAGCGCCGTCGAGGAGTCTGTGAAGCAAGTCACCCAGCTCGTCGCCGAGCAGGTAGTGAAGCCTGCCGCCGAGCAGATTGGCAAGCAGCAGCAGCAGATCGACCAGATGGCGCAGGAGGTCAACGCAGTGGCTCAGGGCGCAGCCGCAACGCAGGTTGCCGTCGAGAAGCTCGCCCAGATTGTGCAAAGCGCCATGAGCGCCCCGCCGCTCCCGCCTCAGATGCCGCCGCCGATGCCTTATGGAACAGAACCCATTCCTCCAGTTGGAGCCGAACCCATTGCCGGAGCCGGACCAGTTGTCCCTCCGCAAATGGCTCTCCCAGTCTGAGCGCACCAAGATTGAGGCAGTGGTGAAAAGCCTTGGATTGAAGCACGCAATGGCCGGTTCCGAGCGGGCCATGCACCCGCATGAGGGAAAGATTGCAGCCTCTCGCGGCGACTTTCATGCGGCCATGCGTTACCGGCACTTTCTGCAAGTCCTCGATGAGTTGGACAAGCTGCCCCATTTCGAGACGGTGAAGACAAACATCTGACAACCCCACAAAACACATGCCAGCCACACTAGATGCGCCGAAAGGTGCCCCCGTGTCCGAAATGGACAAGACCAAGGATCTGCTTCAACAGTTCAAGGAGAACTGGATTCAGAGTTCGCCCAAAAAGGAAGAGCCCAAGGCGGAGCGCAAGCCGGAGAACTTCCCGAAGATTTCCGACCCCGTGGCTCCTGAGCCCGCACCTGCACCGGAAGCCAAGAAGGAACCCGCCAAGGAGCCCGAGAAGGCCGCAGCGGAGGAGCCTGCCAAGCCGAAGCCCGCTCCTGAGCTGGAGCGCAAGCCTGCCATCAATCAGGAAGAACTCTCCGAGTCCATCGTCAAAGGCGTGCGTGAGGGCGTCCGTGAAGCGGTGCGACAGGAGCGGAAGGCGGAAGAGCCCAAGGAGGCACCGCTCCCACCTGTCGAGCTGAAGCGGATGGAGCGGCTGGCTGTGCTGGAGCAGCTCTACCCGGAAGACTACAAGGACATCGCTCAACAGCGAGAGAACTTCCTGAAAGCCCAGCGGAAGTATGAGGAGAGTTGGATCAAAGAGCATCCCGGCGAAGACTTCGACCCGAACGCCGCCGACCACGAGGAGTTCTTCGAGAAAGACCCCATCAACAAGGTGGATGCAGAGCACATGGCAGAAGCCATCGCCGAGCACCGCTTGAAGGATGAGCGCAAGGCGTTCGATGCCAAGCTCGAAGCTGTGGCCACTCGCGCCGAGGTGAACCCCGCAGCGGCCCGTGAAGGGGCTCGTGTAGCGTCCAGCGTAGTGAGCGGAATTCTCGGTAAGGCTGGCAGCGGTCTGGTGAACTCCGACGGCTCCATCAATCAGGAACGCTTCGAGGCGCTCCAGACGGAAGACCCTGTTCGCGCCCCCGTTCTGGCTCACGCCGCACAGGCCGCGCAGAAGCTCGGAACCGAAGTGGTGAAGCTGTTCCGTGGAGCCGTGAAGCCGGACACTGAGCGCAATCCGCTGCACCGCCAGATCGTCGAGTTCGGCAAGGGCGTCGAGGAACGCATGTTGCAACTGAGCCCAGACCAGTGGGAGGGGCAAGACCAGCGCAACCGCAAGCACGAGGACTTCGTTCCGAGCGCCAAGTTCCACCGCATGAGCAAAGCGGAGCAGGCGAAACACTGGACCTTTGACGAGCGCGATTTCGTCGAACTCATGGCGCTGGACCTGCAAAATGATGCGAAAAAAGTGATCGACGAAGAGGAAAATCGCATCATCACGCTGGCTAAACGGCGAGGTTACGAAGTGACATCTGCACCAAAAGCGCCAGCCGCAGCACCGGCCAAACAGCAATCCCCGCTCATTACACACGAGGAGAAACCTGTTTCTCCGTCCTCCGCGCTCCAGCCAAAAATGGCGGGCGTAAAAGGTGCCCCTCCAGCCGAGTCGCAAACTTTACTTCAGGCTTGGGGAAAAGCGTGGCTTGGTAAATAGTTCTTGCAAGCAAGCCGGGAAAGTTCTCGGCCAGAACAGCAACAACAAACTATAACGATAAAGCTATGGCCGTATCTGCGAATATCTTCAGCAAGTGCTCTCCGGCACTTGGAACCAACATCCAGGCTTGCGGGTCGGTGACGATCTGCAACGCCTCCGTCATCACCGCCGACAACATCGAAGAGGTCTTCGCTGATGCGGACGGCAACTTCCGCATCATGGATGCTCTGGCTGGTTTCCAGCTTGAGGTCAAGGCGTGCGGTGCCTCGCAGGTCGGAATGTTCGACTTCCTGATGGCGAACCGTGTGAACTGGTCGAAGCGCGTGGACGCCGTGAAGTCCGCTGGCCTTGCCAGGCTGCGCCCGTTCGTGATCGCTCGCCGCAAGTGGCCGATCAACAACAAGTATTGGAACGTCAGCGGCGGTCAGGCGTCCGGTGGCAACTGGCGCGTGGACGTGTCCAGCCCGACCGGCGTTCCGTTCGATGTGCGCTCCTTCATCGCCGATGAGGAAGTGTATATCCAGTCGGCGGGCGATGGCGGCAGCCTCTCCGAAACCCAGTGGAAGATTGTCAGCGCCACCGCGTTGACCTCGACCTCTGGCCGGTTGGTCCTGTCCTCGCTGAACTCCGGCTCCTACTTGGATGCCGACAAGCTCACCAGTCCCGTGACTGGCTGGCTGATTCGCGGCATCAACAACAAGGATGTCACGGAGAGCTTCTGCAATCAGCCTCCGAGCTACATCACCAACTCTGATTACCCGGCGTGGTATCAGACGATGCGTTTCACCACCTGCAAGAGTGAACTCTACGACCAGTATCGTGAGGCGCTGCTCGCTGGCGGAAACACCTACTTCCGCGATTTCCAAGACCTCCCCGAGGCGGAAGTCAACCGGCAGGAGGGTCTGGACGCTCAAAACCGCATGGCCTACGCCATGTTCTACAACAAGCCGCTGGTGAACCAAACGATGTCCACCTACGACCAGTTGGAGGACATCACCACGGCTGCGAGCCAGTTCCTCGACATCCCGACCAGCTCGCGCTGCGTCGGCAAGCGGGCGAACATGGTGGGCATCCTCGAACAGCTCGCCGAGTGCGACCGTGTGGCGGACCTTCAGGGTGGCCAGCTCATCCTGAGCGACCTGTTCCGCACGCTCTATCTCATGCTCCGCTCGCGCCAGGCGAACGGTGACACGAGCAACATGATCGACCTGTTCATGGACACCTCGACGGCGAGCCGGTTCCATCAGGCGATGGTTACTTACTACAGCGCCCAGAACAGCGGCCTGCTCCGGGTCAACATGAACATGGGTGGCGATTACAGCATCACCAACCCTGCGCAGATCAAGAAGGCCGAGTTCGGCTTCGCTTATCGCAGTTACCCGCTGGAGTGGCCGCAGGGCTTGGTCATCAACGTCGTCACGCACTTCTTCTTCGACGACCTCGTGACGCAGGCGGCTGCCATCGGCAACACCTCGCTCGGGCGGAACATCTGGATTCTGGACTTTGCGGGCATCTACCCGTTCACCGTCTCCACGGATCGGACCGTCACCAAGACCAATCCCAATGCGTTGCAGGGGATTGATGCCACCTACGCCTGCACTCCGAAAATCTACACGGAGCAGAAGACGCTCAACAGCTTCACGATGGGTATGCACGTTGAGTGCCCCCGTGCGAGCATCGTGTTGGAGAACGTCGGCGAGGAAGTCCCTGACGCCACTACGGATGACGGCAGCAGCGTCTATCCGAACGATGGCTCCGGTGTGACCACCACGCCTGCGGACTAATCGCAGCGGCCCAAGAAATTGCGCCGGGCCGTTCAGAAACTCTGGACGGCCCGGTTTTCTTTGGATACTGTCCCGCCTATGCGCTACTTCAAGAAAGCAATCCTCAGTCAAAACATCTTCAAAGACCGCGATGGCAAGACTATCGCATGGGAGATTCTTCCGGGTAACACTGGCGTCATCGCCCTCGACCCGGCCACTAAGGGTCAACTTATTGAGGACTTGGTGAAGTCCATCAATCGCCGTGGTATCACCGAGATCGACGACGCTCGCTACGTCGAGTTAAAAAAAAACCGCAAGAACTTCAAGCCCGCGACAAAATTGTCCAGCTTAGGCGGGCCAATGCGCGTCCTCCGCAACGACCTCACCCCCCGAAAACAAGCGGCTGCTCCGTCTGCGGACGCCGCCGCCAGCAGCAACCCCAGTGAGCCCAAGCCTGAAGCGCAGCCGAACACACCGCTCCCGAAGGGTGACGCCACCCTCGCTGAAGCGGTGCAGCCCGCCCCCAAGCCAGTCCGGCTGGGTCGGCCTCGCAAGCAGCGCTTTGCGGAAGCTCCTGAGCCTGTAGCAGCCTGAACGTGCCCTACACCTACGCCAACCTGAAGTCCGAGTTGCAGCCGCTCCTGTGGCCACAGGGAGAGGCGGAGAACCTGATTCTCCCGCACAACAAGTTCTTCACGGAAGCGTTGATTGAGATCCAGCGTTGGGCGGACTGCTACCAATACAACAACAGCCAGCTCTACCGGGCCTGCTCGCGGTTCTACACCTGCGGGCTGAACGTGATGGAGGCTCCCGGTGCGTTGGTTGCTGGAAGCATCGCCAACACGATTCGCCGCCTGTCCGTCATTGACCAGATTGATCCGGCAACACAGCTTGAATCGGCGGCGGCCCCTGACCAGTGGTGTTCTCGCATCTACTACAAGCAGGTTCCCCATTGCGAGCTACTCAAGTATCAGCAGAAGGTGGCTTCCTGTTTGAGCTGTGGTGGCAACGCCAACTTCAGCGGTCTGTTCGGGTTCCCCGGCGCTTCGTGCCAGAAGGGGAACTTTCCGACGCCGACGGACGCGGAGTATCTCGCCAGCCCTGCGCTCCCGTTGGGACATCACTACCAGCCGCAAGCCTCCACGGACTCCCGATGGGGACGCTCCCGGCATGGTGTCTGGTCGCTGGAGCGGGGCCGCATTTACCTCGCGCCGTGGCTCCAGAGCACCGAGACGGTGATTGTGGAGTGGGACGGCATCAAAGCTGACTGGGATTCTCTCGACCTCGTGGTGGACAACGCACAGCTCAAGCGAGCGGTGCGCTACTACGTTCTCTGGAATCACCTGAAGGACTACGAGCGGGACGACGTGGCGGCAGCGCAGGCGGAGAAGGATTGGATCATGGCTCTGCGCGGCCTCATGCGGGATTGCCGAGAGGAAACCCGTGTGCGTGGCTGCGAGGGCAGCAATGCGCGGCAGGCGGACATTCGCATCAATGGAGATCCAGAGCCGATTCCAGCCACATTGCAGTATCCCGGCAACGGTGGGAGCGCTGGCGCTGGCGGTTCAAATCCGGGTGGAGCTGGAGGGGGAGTCCCTGGATGTGTTCCGGTCGAAGCTCCTGAATTTGATCCGCCGTCCGGTGCGATTGTTACCTATCCAACGTGGGTCACGATCACGTCTGCAACAGATGGTGCGGAGATTTACTTCACCACGGATGGATCAGAGCCAACCCGCGCAAGCAATCGTTACAGCGGTCCTTTCCAGCTTGCTTCTGGATACAGCATCAACGCTGTCGCATTCCTTGGCGTCTGCCCGTCTCCTGAGAACTCGTCGGACTACATCTCGGCGCAGGACTACCTGAATCCTCCTGACGATCCTACCAAGACCGGCTCTGCTCCAGTGCTGACAGTTCTTTGCACTGATACAGACCGAGCTGGACGTTGGTATGTGTTCACCCCGGATGGTAGCAAGGACATCAACTGGAGGCTTGAGTTTGCCTTCAACGCTGGCTCCACAGTAAAGCGGCTGGAGATGTATGAGACGGATGAGAATGGCGTCTGGTCAAGTGGCCGAGCGTGGGCTACTCAGTATCTCATCAACGGCAATTTTGCCACATTCCCGCTGGTGCTTGATGACGGTGGGCAGATTAACCATGCTTATACAACAAACCTGAACGAGCCGGGTGACGACGCTCATTCGTGGGCTATGTTTGGAGAGTCGGTTGGTCGTCCGAGCACTGGTTCTCACTACAAGCTGATAATCTTTCTTGAGGACGGAACGAAGTTTTACACCACTCACAGCATTGAGTGCGTAGGGGAAGACCCGGAAGAGGGGTGCATTGAGCTTGAGGCAAACGATCAAGGGGAAGTTTCATACACTTTCAACATTGGAACAAAGCTTAGCCCTGATGGAACGATTGTTCCGGCGGTGGTTGTAACGGGAACATGGGTGGTGTTCGTTCTGGATGGGCAGTGGGTTCTTGGCAGGGTTGAAGCAGTTGATTCCAACGGCAATAGCGTGACACTTGATCCGTCTTCGTTCGTTCCCGGCGTGAGGTATGCCCCTGGAGATGTGGTTGTTCTTTCCGGTGTATCCGCAGGTGGAGTTACTGGCAGTGGTGGATGCGTGATTCTCCCACCGATACCGCCGACTACAACCACGACAACAACTGGAGGTAGCACTACAACTACAACTGCGGCACCTGATTTGTGCTGCGATGATCTTCCGAACAGCCTTATTATTGGTGGCGGTTACGGATCACTTCCAGCATCCGGTGGATTCAGTTTTGGCCTTGGGGCTGTCTGCACAAAGCAGGTTGTTGGCGGTGAGGTTCAATACGTCGGAACCGTGAGCGAAATTGTCACATACGCCAATGCGCCGGGATATTTTGGTGATGCGTCTTTTGTGTTCAGGAGAAATTCTGAAACGTGCATTTGGACGTTGGAGCAAACTCTGAACAGTCCTTTGGATGGAAGTGTAACTGAGTCTGGAACAAGTTCTCAAAACTGGTGTCAGGAGCGGCAGCTGGAGAGTGTTGTCGTGTTTGGCGGATTTACAGGAGTCCAGATATGAAAGTCGCACCTAAATCCTGAACAGATATGCGCTTCGACCGAATCATAGAAACTCCCTGCGAGACGCCGGGGACTAGCGTGACAACGACAACCGGCAGTGATTCAACGTCCACCACCGGAAGCGGTGCCACTAGCACAACCGCTGGTGACTCGACAACGACTACGCCTGCATGAACATCTCCTTCGTCCCATTCCACGGCTTCTGGGTGCCTATCATTGGAGTGGACGAGCAGGAAACGCTGAACGAATGCGCTGATTGCCACGACCAGTTCGACCTGCTACAGATTCGGCTAAACCAAGACGGGTGGTTTAGATGCGACCGATGCACAGCCCGGAACGACAAGTATCTGACAGAACAACATGCGCTTCGTAATCAAGTATCCCACCAGGGGCAGGCCGGGGCAGTTCATCCGGCAGGTGCAGAAGTATCGGGCATTCCTTTCCCGCCGCAATCCAGTCCGCTTTGTGGTGTCCATTGACGAGGACGACCGGACGATGCACGCCGCCGACGTGCAGGCGTTTATCTCCCGGCAGCGCGACATGAAGGTGTATGTCGGCGCATCGAAGGGGAAGATTGAGGCTGTCAACGCGAACTTCGACAAGCTGGGCGACTACGACGTGCTCATCCTCGCCTCCGACGACATGGTGCCACAGGTGCGCAACTACGATGTCACCATTGAGCAGTTGATGATGAAGCACTTCCCAAATCTGGACGGCTGCCTGCACTTTGATGACGGCCTTAACAAGCATGGCCTGAACACGATGCCGATAGCGGGGAAGAAGCTGATCGACTCGTGGGGTTACATCTACCACCCCTCGTATCGTTCGGAGTTCTGCGATAACGAGTTCCAAGATGTGACTGAGAGGGATGGTAAATCGGTCAAGTCTCCGCTCTGCCTGTTCAAGCACGAGTGGGCAAAGACAGGCAAGGATGCCACATTCATTCGCAACAGTAATTTGTGGTGTGTGGACAAACCGAACTACGAGCGGAGGAAGGCTGCTGGCTTCCCCAAATGAGCCTATTCGTTCTCAGCATCCTCATTTGCACCCTGCCAGAGCGTGCGATGTTTCTGCGTCGCCTGATGGCATCACTTGAAAAGCAGGCTCGCGGATTCCCAGTCGAAATCCTGACCGACAATCGCGGCAAGAACATCTCCATCGGAGCCAAGCGGAACGCACTTATGAAGCGGGCCAGAGGGGAATACGTCGCATTTGTGGATGATGACGACGAGGTGGCAGCGAATTACGTTCAGCTCGTCCTGCAAGCCCTCCGCTCAAAGCCGGACTGCGCCGAGCTGCGTGGCGAGATTACCACTGACGGGAAGAACCCAAAGCCGTTTATCCACACTGTCACCTGCCAGAAGTGGCACGAGAAGGATGGCGTCTATTGGAGGATGCCAAACCACCTGAATGCGATTCGCCTCGATCTGGCACTTCAAGCTGGATTCCCCGAGAAGAGCTTTGGGGAAGACCACGACTTCAGCAAGCGTGTTCAGCCCTTCTTGAAGACCCAGGGAGACATCCCGCAGACGATCTACTACTATCGCTATCGAAGTAAGAAACGCGCTTGACACCCGCCAAAGCTGGCGGTTAGATGGAACGCACCGGGCAGTCCATCTGACAAGCCTGCCCGGTGCTAACATCAACCAACATGCGCGAATGATTGACGCTGAAGAAACCCTTTCAGGAATGTCCCTCTAAGTCAATCAGCACTCGGCATCCTCAATGAAAAACGTAGTCTCGTATTCGCTGTTCTGGGCCGGAAAAGACGATCACGCCAAGCTCTACACGAACGGCCTTCGGGCCACTGTTCTCGCGCACCACAGCATCTATCCCGGCTGGGAGCTGCGTATCCACCACGACGGCACGCTGCATCTCGACAAGGATTCCGAGCGGCTGATTGCTTTTGCAGAACTCGGGCTGGTGAAGCTCGTGCATGTGAAGCCTGCGACGCGCATCTGTGAAGCGATGCTGTGGCGGATGCTGCCAGTGTTCGACCAGAGCGTTGGCTACACGCTTTGCCGCGACCTTGACTCGCTGGTGATTCCACGTGAGCGGCTGATGACGGAGGACTTCATCAAGAGCGGTGCCGGGATGCACTGCATCAACGACCACCCGCAGCATGGGGCTCCCATCATGGGTGGAATGTGCTCTTTCAAGGGCGACATCTTCCGGCGTCTCACCGACAAGGATTCCTTCGAGCGGATGATTGCCGGGTTCTCACTCGACCGGCACGGGGACGATCAGGATTTGCTGATGACGCGCATCTGGCCGGTCATGCAGCATTCGCTCTGCGAGCATCGCATCTCGGGGCGTGAACAGACCCCCGGCGCGATGGCCAGCTTCAAATACACCAGCACGAAGGAGTCCGAAATCAAGGACATGACGGATGCGGTGCGAGATCGTGCCGACATGCTCATTCCGTTCCTCGGCGTTCCGGGGTTCGACTACAAGCGCGTCGAGGAGTTCTTTCTGAAAGAGGGTCATCCGCAGATTTCAAAGCTGGTCAATTCCATCCCGTGAACACGATTTTCAACTACAACTCCATCAGCCTTGCCACACTGGGGCGGCTGAACGCATTTGCCACGATGGCTTACTCCACGGTGCAAGGCATCCAGCACACCTACCTTGCGGCTCGTGACATCGTGCAGCGCGGCATCCCCGGAGCCTTCGTGGAGTGCGGGGTGGCGAACGGCGCACAGGTTTGCTCGATGGCGGAAGCCAATGGTAAGTTCGCCCGCGAGTTCCACCTGTTCGATTCCTTCCAAGGCATCCCGATGGCTGGCCCGAACGACCACGACCAACCTGGCATTGGCAAGTTCGTGGTGGACCAGAACCTCCCTCTGCGCGAACGCTTGGTGTCCAGCGGAATCAGCTCCAGCTCAGTGCAGAACGTGAAGAACAATCTCGCCAAGCACGGCTTCGGGGCTGGCTACAAGTTCCATGTCGGATGGTTTCAGGACACGGTGCCGGTCGTGGAGACTGGTCCGATTGCGCTGCTCCGACTGGATGGCGACCTCTACGAATCCACGAAGGTCTGCCTTGAGCATCTCTTCCCGAAGATTGTTCCGGGTGGTGCAATGATTCTGGACGACTACCCGCTTCCCGGTTCCCGCAAAGCGTGGGAGGAATACTGCGAGCAGCACAAGTTGAACCTCACGCCGATCATCGCCTGTGACACGGGCGCAGCCTACTTCCAACTGTGAGCATCGCCGTCGTCTATCTTGCTTCTCCGAGGGACTGGTCACACCAAAAGTGGACCCGGTTGGAGTGCCTGCGGGCTTCATTGAAGCTGCTGCGGAAGTTTGCTCCACCGTGGCCGGTCATCATTTTCCACGAGAACTATCGCAAGGAAGATGAGGAGTTTCTTCGTGCAGTCTATCCTGACATCACGTTCTCGCAGGTGGACTTCTCCACGCACATTCACCGCTACAAGCCGGGTTATCGTGACGCTCGGGTTGGAACCTACGGCTACGGGATGATGTGCCGCTTCTTCAGCGGGGTGATGCAGGTTCATCCGCTGCTGAATCCCTACACGCACTACATCCGGCTGGACGATGACTCCTACATCCAGAGCCCGATCACGCCTGAGATTGTTCAGCGAATCCTCTCCAACGACTACACCTATCGCTGCACCTTCGAGGACTACTCGCCATCGCTGTGGGATTACTCCATTGAGTTCATGCGGAAGAACGGTCTGCCAGTGGACCCGAAGCTGCGCACCATCGCAACGGCTCCCTACACCAACTACCACTCCAGCAGCATCCGGCTCTGGAAGCATCACGTCGTTCGGGAATACCTGCGGGGAATCGAGGAGCAAGACGGCTGTATCACGAAGGGGTGGGATGACGCCATCATTCAGGGTGTGATTGCCAAGATGATCTGCCCCGTGCTCGGCTACGGTGTTCATCTGGAAAACGGCTTCTGCTATCGCCATAACCAGCACTGCTCGCATCGCCCTGGGCATGGCCATTCAGAGCTGTGCTTGGATGGAAACGACGAGCACCACAAGGGCGACATTAACTACCAGTGGGGTCCACCGAAATCAATATGCTGACCAGAGTGATAGCGGTGACGCAGCTTGGCCAAGGCGTTCATTCAAAGTTCGCCAAGCGGAACCTCCATGTCAGGAACACGCTGATTCCATCTCTCGCTCAAATCGGACTTTCAGCGGAAATCTTCCCAGCCATAATCGGTTCATCCGTGAAGGTGAGCGGTGGAGCCGCGCTGCATGATTCGCTGGAGATTCCGCTTGGGGAAGGCTGCATTGGGAACCTGCTTTCAAACTACGAGCTTTGGAAGTTGAGTGTCACCACCGGCCAATCGGTGCTCATCCTTGAGGATGACGCCATCCTGCCGTCGCAGAACGCACAGTTTGTGGCTGATGCGATTCGGTCCTTTCAGCAGTCCCACCAAGATCAGCCGGACATCCTCTACCTGCTTTCGCAGTCACCATTCATCAAGGACACCTTCAAGCGGTATGCTCCGAGCGAGCTGAAGGCGATAAACAACAGCATCTCCCGGCTGATTCGCACCAGCGACCTCGCCTGCACGGCAGCTTACATGGTGACACCTTTCTCGGCTCGCCGCCTGATGGAGCGTATCACAAAGTCGAAGACGATTCCGACGGACGGCTACGTTCACACCGCGCAGATGGATGGCGCTATTGGAATCGTTGTTCAAACGGACCCAACTAAGGGGTTTATGCTGAACGAGAACTGGGCGGAGTGGAATCACAAACACGATCCTTCGGTGAAGATGGAGCCGTCGTGAAAATCTCCTGCGCCACACTCACCTACGCCCGCACGGGGATGCTGGAGGAAGCCATCGAGAGCTTTCTCCGGCAGGACTATCCCAACAAGGAGATGGTGATCTACAACACCTACGAGCGGCAACATCTGGTGTGCAACTCTCCCGGCGTGCGCGTCATCAATGCCTACTCAAGACCGGCCACCCTCGGTGAAACCCGGAACAAGTGCATCGAGAAGTGCGAAGGGGAGTTCATCCTCAACCTCGATGACGACGACATCATCCTGCCGGGATACCTCTCATGGCTGGTATCCAGGCTGGAAGGCCGGGATTGGATTCGGCAGGACCGCCGCTTCTGCCTGCGCAACGGGAGGATTGTAGGGATGGCCGAGCAAGCCACCAACCAGTCGCTTTTCAGGAAGTCGGCTTGGGCGGCTGTCGGAGGGTTCCCCCACGAGAACTCCGGGGAGGACAAGGGTTTTAGAAGACTGCTGGCTAATCGTCATGGTGGAGCGCGGGTGGAATGCCGCCCGCAAGACGCTGGATTCCTTTACCGCTGGCATTCCAACAACATCTCCCGCACGGGACCAGACCGACCGGGGCAGCTCAATGGAATGCAGACCACCAAGCGTCTCGTAATGAAGGCCATGCCGAAGCGGGGCAAGGTAACGCTGCATCCTCGCTGGGGAGTGGACTACTGGCAGCTCACACGGGAATATCTCAAAGCGCACCCATGAAAAGCGACGTGGATATTCAACCCTTATCGCATCCCGTTCTCGACGCCTGCTGCGGAAGCCGGATGATGTGGATGGACAAGGCTGATAGCCGGGTGACGTTCGTGGACAGGAGGGATTGCGACTACACAATCGCTCCCGACCGAGCCTACCCGAGCGGCACCACCATTCGCGTGCGACCCGACGTGGTGGCGGACTTCACCGCGCTGCCGTTTCCAGACAACTCGTTCTGGCACATTGTCTTCGACCCACCCCACATCATCCGCAATGCGGAACTTGGCACGGTGACGAAGAAATACGGCTGCCTGAACGGCGAGTGGAAGGAGATGCTACGGATCGGGTTTGCTGAATGCTTCCGAGTCCTAAAGCCGAACGGAACGCTGATTTTTAAGTGGTGCGAAACGCAGATTCCACTGAAGGACATTCTGGCGCTTACACCGGAGAAGCCGCTCTACGGCCACAAAGGGGGCCAGAAATCAGTCACCCACTGGGTCGCATTTCTAAAGCCTGACAAATCCAACCCATGAACCCACTCACCCTGCAATCCACCGTCGCAGAAGTTCTGGCCGAGATAGACCGTGAGCACCAGCAGATAGTGTCCGCGCTTGGGGAGTTGACCGGCGAGTGGGATGCCGAGCAGAAGGAACGCTACGAGGAGCTGGTGGAGGAGCGTCTGGAGATGGTGGCTGCGAGGGATTACCTTTTGAGGAGGTGCAAGCAATGAGTGGATTATGAATACTGTAAAAGACACCGTAAAATGTGCGGCGGCTGCTTTAGATTCATTCCCGCCCGTGCTCGACGCCTGCTGCGGAAGCCGGATGTTTTGGTTCAACAAGCAAGATGACCGGACGCTGTTCGTGGACAAGCGCCGCGAGACGCATCCAATAGACATTGGAACTCCTGGCACAATCGGACGAAGCCCAATCGTGGTAGATCCTGACATGCTTGCCGACTTCACAAGTCTTCCGTTCCCAGATGACACGTTCGCACTCGTCGTGTTTGACCCTCCGCACATTGAGCGGACTGCCGCGAAAGGGCTGCTGACAAAGAAGTATGGGCATCTGACAGGTGACTGGCGCGAAACTCTACGCCGAGGCTTTGCGGAGTGTTTTCGTGTGCTCAAGCCGCATGGAACGCTCATCTTCAAATGGGCTGAATCGGACTATCCAGTATCCGAAGTGCTGTCCTTAACCTGTGAGCAACCGCTATTTGGACACAAATCCGGAAAGCAGAGCGCGACGCACTGGATTGCTTTCTTGAAGCCGAACGCATGATCTCCGTCTGCATCACCTGCCGGAACGACCAAGAGGAAACGAACGCCACGATTCGCTCTATCAGGGAGACGGCTGGCGACCTTCCTGAATTGGTTGTGCTGGATGACGGCTCAGACAAGCCACTCCAACTGGATGACAAGAACGTAGTCTTCAGGACCGTCCACGGGAGAGCTGGGGTGGGACCAGCCCGCCATATCGCCGCCACGATGGCCAGCCGGAAGCATCTGCTCATCATAGACGCCCACATGCGATTTGAGCCGGGATGGTATGAGAAGGCTTTGGAGAGGTTGGAGTCCAGCGACGGCACCCTCTGGGGCTGCACCTGCGTCCACCTGAACGCGGAGAACATGCAGATGACCCTGGAGAGCAAGACCTACAACGGGGCTACCTTGAACTTCTTCGGGCCGAACAAGAACCAGCCGCAGAAGATGCAGTTCATCGAGCCGGTCTGGATTCCCCATGCGCAGCATCCCAAGAACAACGACGTGATACCTTGCGTCCTCGGAGCTGCCTACTTTATGCCCCGCAGCCTGTTCTTCAAGATTGGCGGCATGAGGATGCTCCGCCACTGGGGTTCCTCAGAGCCTTACCTCTCGCTGAAAGTCTGGCTGGCTGGTGGTGAATGCAGGCAGATGACGGATGTGCGGATAGGACACCAGTTCAGGACCGCAACCACCTACACCTACAAGATTGCCGCCTCGCTCTACAACAAGTTGATGATTGCGGCCACGCTCTTCCCGGAAGACGCCACGGCGTTCATGGTGGCGAAGATGCGCCAGCACGCGCTCCCAGCGCAGGACTTCAAGATTGCGATGGACCTGTTCCGCAACGACCAGTCCAACATTGAGATTGAGCGGGTCTTCGCGGAGAGGGTCTTCACAAGGTCTTTGGAGGAGTATCTGGAGCGGTTTGGAATGCCGAGGTTTTGGACTTGAACGATAAAGGTTAAGCTCCATAGTAGGAGGCAGCATGTCGCTACCGCTGCCATCTGAATTCGAGGCACTCGTCCCCGCCGATCCGAACAACCCCACCTGCGATGAGCTGCGTGCGTTGTTGGACCGCGAGACTGGCTTGCAGGCGTTGCTGTATCGGTGGTGGTCCTACTGGTTCAATGAGGATGGCACGCTGACCGAGGATTTTACTGAGCAAATCTGCAATGCTGGCTGCGGAAGCAGTGGCTCAAGCTCCACCCCACCATGAGTTGCCCCATACCGTCGGACTTTCAGGACTTGATTATTGACCAGAACTCCTCGGTGTGCGAGGCGTTGAGCAAGCTCGGGCCAGCCTCCCAGCTTTGGTATCAAGCCTACTCCTGCATCTACAAGAACAACCTTGAGTTCACCGAGGAGTTTCGCACGAAGATTTGCGATACCGGCTGCGGTGGCGGTGGTGGCGGGACATCCACATCCACTACTCAGGCAGGTTCCGGCGAGCAGCCTTACGACGCTGCTGGGTCGTATGAGTTCACGGTTCCTGATGGGGTTACGGAGCTGACTGTGGTTGTGGTTGGCGGTGGTGGTGGCGGTGGTGGGCGTGGAAGTCCGTCCCTTTTCCCAACCCGAGTATGCTCTGGTGGCGGTTCCGGCGAGAAGCGAGTGCATACTTTTGCGGTCGTTCCGTCTGCGACGGTCAACGTCACTGTTGGAGGTGGCGGAACTCAAGACAGTGTGACAGGTGATGGCTCAAGCGGTGGAGCTTCCGGCGTTTTTTACAGTGCTGTCAATATCGTTGCTAACGGTGGTGGTGGTGGTCAAAACGAAGACTGCACAACTGCCCCATTCGCAGGTGGCGCTGGTGGTAGTGGTGGTAGCGGTGGAACTGGAACCAGCGGAAATGCTGGCGGTCCATCCACTGTGGCTTGCGGAAGTGGTGCTGGTGGCGCATCGGTTGGTCTTTCCGCTGGCGCTGGTTCAGCCGGAAGCATGGCTGACAACTCGCACCCTGGATTCGCTGGCGCAGTTCTGATCACTTGGTAATGTCCACCACCCCCTACAAGTCAATCATCCTGCGGCCCCTCCTTGGGCCGATGGACTCGCGGTCCAACCCGGAGGACGCACCCGCGAACTCGTTCCGCTTCAAGCTGAACATGATGGTGGACGACAACGACAAGCTCGCCCGAGGCTACGGATGGGAGCGGCTGCTCGCAGATGCCTCGCCTTACGTTAATCAAGACGCGCACGACCAAGGAGACTGTTTCGACACTCTACCTCCTAGAGAGCCGATTACGCTGCTTTACGAGGCTACCAACAACCTCGGCATCCGCCGACTGATTCGCGGCCAGCAATCCTCCCTCGCCATCCTGAGCGAAAGCACTGGCGACTGGACTTACATCGGCAGGAACTTTGGGGGTGGAACAACTGCCACCCAGCTCAGGTGGTCGGTTGGTCAGGCTGGCAACACCATCATCTTCACGAACAACCGCGATAAGCCTCAAAGCTACTCCATCGGAACGCTTCCAGCAGGATGCGGCGATTCAGCCGTCAACGAGATTGCCGCACTGAACACCTTAGACGTGACGCAAGCTGCGGTCGCTGCCAGCTTCAACGGCTGCATTTTCCTGATGAACGTGGTTCAGGAGGGAACTCGCATCACGAGTCGCGTCCGGTGGAGTGGTGTGAACCGACCTCTGACTTGGGTTCCTGCTGATGACACCATAGCAAACTTCCAAGACCTCCCTTACACGGAGACAATCCTTGCAGCGCGGGAGTTGCAGGGAAACCTCATCATCTTCACCGACAAAAGTATCTATCGGTGCTTCGTGAACGGCATTTCGTTCGGGTTTGCCCGCGTCTATACCGAGCCAACGAACCGGGACAAGTGCC